ATCTTTTATGATTATACTTGCAAATATTTTGAAGATGTAATAGAGGAATTAGAATATATCGAATGTGGAGAAGAGTCTCTTAAAAGAGCTTATAAAAATCTAACTACATGTGGATATAATAACGGACTTACATTTTCTAATCACTTAGCGCATAAAAGTGTAATTGTTATAGGTAGAACGAGCAGTGCAAAAGAGTTTGAAAAAACTTGGTCTCATGAATCAGGACACTTAGCAGACCATATATGCCTTACTTATGATATAAGCCCTCATGGTGAGGAAATACAATATTTAGGTGATTACATCATAGATAAGACATGGGATTCGGCAAAGAAATATTTATGTGATTGTTGTAGAATAAAGAAATGATAATATGAAAAACAAAGATTTCAAGAAAGCATTACAGAGTGATAAACCTATCAACTCTATGTTTGCACTTATTCCCGAAAAGCAAAAGAAGTCTTTTATGAAATTTGCTAAGCAATTTGGATTTACAGAAGAGAAAATAGAGCAACTTTTGAAGTCTGAAAGATGATAGCCTATGAAAACAAAAAGAGTAAAATATGATGCTGTCAAATTGGCAATCATACGTAAGAATTACATGATTAATGAGGCAATCAATGATTTAGTGAGAGATTTACCTCATTGTGATTTTGAGAAATTAAGATTTCAACTTACAAATGAAATTATGGAGTTGCAATCACTAAAAAGCGAAGGGGCTAAATAGCCCCTCTTCTCTAAAG